ACCTTGCGGCGGGGGATTTTGAGTCTACTAGGCATCCATTTATAAACAAATGCTTGTGATTATAAAAAATCTACACAAGCTAAAAAATAGCCTTACGAATATCATTGATTTTAACAGAAAAATAAAATAGGCGTAGAACAAAATAAGAGCACCTGATATAGGCAGCATAATTAAGCATAAAATTGATTAATCTTGAATAAATATGCGTAGATTTTGAGCATAAAAAAATCTATCAAAAGCAAGATGGTTCTAAGTTTTGCTTATAACAGAATGCTGCATAAAAATTACTCATTTTTTGAACGCCGGGCAGGCGGGAGGGGAGCGCGCGGGCGAAGCCTGCAGGGTGGGTGAAAATAAAAAAATCAGCTCCGAAAAAATCGGAGCTGATTTTACTGGTAGCGAACAGAGTATCAGGCTGCTTGTGGCTCTATCGCATAGGGTGCAAACTTAAACACCTCAAACCCAAGCCGCTCGTTGATGTCGATAAACGTTTGCTGCAATGGCGTTACCTCATTGCGGGCGAACACCTTGGCCGCTGTCATCGCATCGCCAAGCCCGCCGGTTGCTTTGGGCACAATGCCCATCAGCGACGGAGGCACGCGGTGGATAGCCAGCATATCCTCGGCGCTCACAGACTTAATATTTAAAAACTCATCCTTGGCCGCGATCTCCGCAATCGGAATCAACTTGATACCGTCGGGATTGCCGCCAGGCGAGCGCAGCACCACGTTTTTAAAGTTACCGTTGCCCTTGGCATTTCGGAGTTGCTGCTTGACAGTTTCCCAGCCCTCATCATCAATTTGGTTGTCCGTGGCATACAGGATAAACCCGGCATGCGAGCCATTTTTGTAGTAACGCACCCTGAATTTGGTTGCGCTATCGTTGAGGTCGACGGAGTTGAGCGCCGCCAAGTAATACGGCATCCCATACACCTCCTGCTTAAGGTTGGGCTGCATGATATGCACGATTTGCTTGCCGCTGATTTTTTCGTAATCCACTCCGAAATCATCGTTACGCAAATAGACAAAATCCTTAAGATTCGATGCACGGCGCATGTACAGTGCCAGCCTGCTCTTCATCCCGATTACCTCCCCGAAACGGTTGCGCTGCATTTCTAGGTAGCCGTTGCCCAGCACCAAATAATTAAACGCCAGCTTTTCAAATTCCGCCCGCGATAAATACCTGGTCGGCTCAAACGTTACCTTAAGGATATTGATTTTGGCTTGGATGGCCGAGGCATGATGCACCCCTTGATCCAGCAGGCGCACCACATCAAACCAGCTCACCGGCGTTTCGTAGTACACCCCGTTATTCAGGCAGCCTAAAAAGTCAAATAACCCATGCTCGCCGGGCAAATCCTCAAAACTAAATACATCAACATCTACTTTGCTCATAGTATTGCTCCATTAAAAAATAGCTACATCGCCGCCGCCAGTCGCCAGCGACCCGTCCAACGGCTCCTGATAAAACACCTGCAGCGCTGCCCAAGCCACATCTGAATGACTCAACTCATTAGAGCGCCCGCTGGCATAAGTAACATGCTTGCCGCTGGCCGTCGCCACCGTGCGGATGCTCAAAAACGCCGCCGTAATATCCTTGTGATCCAGTTCCCACTCCACGCGGCGGTCGCGCAAGAGCGAGTGCATCTTATTAACCATCAAATACTTTTCTTGCAGCGAGTATTGCACCCCGATAACAGGCGGGAAAAAGCCCTGTACCAGTTGCAGCACCGCCGCCCCCAGCCCTGTCTTGTCCACCACAATCTTCTGCACGTTGTAGCGCTCGGTCGTTTTTTTAATAAACGCCGCCTGCTCCTCGAAATTGTTGCCGCGCAGCATGGTGTGCTCGATGATTCTAAATTTGTCTCCGGTCGAGCGAGGCGGTAACACCACCACCAACGCCGCCGCATCTCCCGAATCGGTCGGGTCGTAGCCAATCCACACCGGCAGCATTCCAACCGGTCGAGCTGCAAACGGCTTATAAAAATCGCGCCATTCATCCCACGAATCCACCGCACACTTTTGCAGTAATTCAAAGCTGAACACATTACTGCCGTCCTCGGTAAATTCACACAAAAAGAGCTGGCGGAACTCTTCCGGCGAATTTTCAAGCAGCAATTGCTGGCGGTCGAACAAGTTGCAGCCACCCGCCTCGGCATCGTCCAAGGTAACGATTTGGCGAAATTGCCCATCCTCACAAGCTCGGCCTGCAGCCAAGGCCGCATGCGCCGTGCTTGATGGCGTCGAAAAATAAGTAATGCGATAGTGCTTTTGCGCTGCCATCGGTTTTGCCAGCCGTGTCAGCTCGTCAAAATCAGGAATCCAAAAATACTCGTCTACATACAAATCACCGTGCCTACCTTGTGCGGTGCGGCTATTGGTGCCCAAGAAATGCAGCTCGGCACCATTCTGCAGCCGAATCACATCACCCTTAAGCTCCACGTCAACCATCTGCGCCAGGCTAATCATGTATTGCTTAAAAATAAACGCCTGAGCGCGCGAAGCTGATAGAAAAATCTTGTTTTTGCCTGAAACCAGCGCATCCACCAATGCCTCGCGGGCAAAGAAAAAGGTTGCCCCGATTTGCCGGCTTTTGAGGATATTGCGGAAACGCGCCTTGTTTTGCCACCAGGCGCGCTGATAGTCGAACTGTTGTTCGCGGAAAATCTCTTGTACCCGCAGCATTTGCTCGCTGGTAAATACATTCGGCTCCGGCTTGCGGTTACTCGGCACCCACTCCCGTGTTTCGCGCGGCGGCTTCGGCGGGTTGTCGATAGTCGGTATTGGGTGCCCGTGATCCACCACCATGCGCAGCCCTTTGCCTTTCTGCGGCGGCTCATCCGCCGTTTTCGGCGCATCGGGCAGCACCTCGCCTAGTTCGGCCACTTCCGGCGCGGCATCCTTTCGCGCCTGCCCGCCCATCAAGCCAAACAACTGCTTAATCTCTTTGTAATCCGCATCCGATTTTTTCGGCCGGCTAATCAGCTGGTGCAAACGCATTTCCGCGCTGGCCGCCACCCGCTGCATCGGCGTGCCGCCGTCCCAGTTATCGCGGTTTTTCCAACTGTAAACGGCGGGCGGCTTGAGCCCGAGCAAGCGGGCGATGTCAGAAATGCGCCAGCCCTGCCAATACAGCAGCCGCGCCTGAATGCGCGGGTCGAGGTTGCTGGCAATCGCTGCAGCTGGCGGCGGGGTAGTGTGTTGTCTGCTCATGTGTCGGCGGTATCGGAAACAAATAAAGCCAACAATCGCCCGTTTTGCGACTGCTGGCATCAACCCGCATTTGTAAAAAAGCCCCTCAAAACAACAGCGGATAGACCACGCCACCCGCTGCCGCCAAACTATCCGCATCTTATTACGCGCCAACCAGCCGCACACCCAAGACAGCGAGACCAAACCATGCCCGATAACAAAGCCACCACCACCGATTGGCGCATTGTCGGCGTGTCCGGCGACACCATCGACGGCCGCCTCATCAACGCCCAAGAGCTGGCGGAAATGGCCGCGCAGTACGACCCCGAAATTTACGGCGCCCGCATCAACTTGGAGCACGTCAATTTCCTGCTGCCCGACTATGCCGGCGGTTATGGCGACGTGCTCGAACTCAAAACCGAACCTTGGCACAAAGATCCGAGCAAAACCGCACTGCTCGCCAAGCTCGCCGTGATGCCCGCTCTGCAAAAACTGTGGGATGAGGGCAAAAAGATTTATACCAGCATGGAGATCGTGCGCCCATTTGCCGACACCGGCAAAGCCTACCTCGCTGGCCTCGCCATCACCGACACCCCCGCCAGCCTCGGCACCACTGCCAATTTTTCCCGCGCCGCCGCCGAGGCTGGCAGCCAACAAACCGTTTTTTCCGCTTATCGACTACTCGAGGAAACCGTCATGCCGCAAAACCCGAACCCAGCGCCAACTCAAACCGCCGACAAACCGCTCACCGAAGCCGGTGCCGAAAGCCTGTTTGCCCGCCTGCTCGCCAAATTCACCGCCGCCCACAAACCAGAGCAGACGGAAACCCCGCCTGCCCAGCCCACTGTAGAACAGCCGGAACAGCCGCAAGACTACAGCCAAACCATCGCCGAACTGCGCCAGGAATACCAGGCTGCCGGCGAGCTGGTGCAAAAGCTGCTCGACAAACAGGCTGCCGACGATAAAGCCTACAACGAGCTGGCCGCCAATCATGAAAAACTGCGCCAGGAATTTGACAACCTGAAACAGCGCCTCGAAACCGAGCCCGCCGCAGGCGAACGCCAAGAGCACACCGGCAGCGGCGAGCCCAAGCCAATCGTCGGCTGGTAAACAACAGGCTACCTGAAACTGCCACACCCAAACCGCCACATCAAACCATACGAAAGACCAAATCATGCGCAAAACTCAATTAACCCTTGCCATCGGCAGCCTGTTTAGCGCCGTTGCCGCCGCCAACCACATCACCCCCGACGAAGTCAGCAAAGACTTTGCCGTCGAGCCCGCTGCCGTGCAGAAGATGTACGACGAAATCGCCCTCTCCAGCGAGCTGCTGCAAAAAATCAACATCATCGGCAAAACCGAAAAAATCGGCGAAATCATCGGCCTCTCCAGCGGCCTCATCGGCTCCAACACCGACACCTCCGCCGCCAACAAAACCCGCAGCCCGCGCAGCATCCACAGTTTGAGCAGCCGCAAATACCTGCTTGAAAAAACCAACTTCGACGTGGCGCTGCGCTACGACGAAATCGACGGTTGGGCAGCCGTAGCCAAAGATTTCCCCGCCAGAATCAATAAAAAAATCGCCGAATCCATCGCCATCAGCCTGATTACCATCGGCGTAAACGGCAAAAAACGCGTGAGGGACAGCGACTTTGCCAGCAATCCGCTGCTGCAGGACGTAGCCAAAGGCTGGCTGCAAAAAATGCGCGAAGAGAACCAAACCCGCGTGATGGGCTGGCAGTCCGGCCAAATTGGCACCACCAAGCAGGCGGTTAAATACGGCCCCGGCGCCACCGACTACAAAAACCTCGATGCTGTCATAACCGACGTGCTCAACGAAATGATGGACGAGCGTTTTGCCGACCGCACCGACTTTGTCGTGCTGGCATCCCGCCGCACCGTGGGCGACAAATACCTGCGCATCGTCAATGCCAGCGGCGACAAAGCCACCGAAATCGAGGCTGGTGGCAGATTGAGCGAGAAACGCACCCTCGGCGGCCTGCCCGTGATGTATGTGCCCAATTTCCCGGCCGACACCATCCTCATTACTCCGCTGAAAAACCTGTCCATCTACTATCAAACCGGCGGCGAACGCAGACACATTAAAGATGCCCCCGAGCGCGACCAAATCGAGAGCTACCAATCCAAAAATATCGACTATATCGTCGAAGAGTACGGCGCCGCCGTGCTGGTGGAAAACCTCGAATACGCCGCCTAACCACCACCGCCAGCC